CAGTTATACATCACAATAATACTACTTATAAGACGGCCAATGAAGATCGTGAAGCTCTTCATTCTGCCCTCTTATCCAAACTTAACACTCAGTATGTTAATCAAGCTTTTACCCATCACTACCGGCTTACATATGCCGAGGCTGAACGTCTTCAGTCTTACTTTCCTGCTCGGCTTGTTCATACTGATCCAAACCACGCTAATTTACGTGACTCTCCACACGCAGTTTTGGCGATTCTCAACGAATACTGCAACAAACAGTGTAGTGAGATCGCAACTCGTCACGTAAACCAGCAACGACGCATAATGACCATCGGTGATGCGTCGCCACCTAAAATAAGAGCAGCACATCACAACTGCTTGTTGTTGAACAACAAGCGAGATGCCAATCGCGTTTTATCAACAGACGATGGCACTCTTAACACAGCTGGACCTGTGTCACATGTTCAAGTGAATCCAACTAATTTACCTGCGTGCGTCGACGGCGCACAGAACTGCACTTTTCAAGCCGACATTTGTTTTGCAGTTCATTCCGCATACGACATCAAACCTGCGGATCTTTATAAAATTTTCCTTGAACACGGGTTAAAAGAAATGTGGGTTTATCTATACATACCGCGCTTCTTTTACCACAAATTTTTCCGTGATTACGAATATGAAGACTTCACTATTATCGAAGACAAGAAAACGAAGGTCCTTTACTTCTCTTTGAAGGATTTGTCCATTCCATACGCACATGACCATGAAAACTGGCGCACCTGGGCAAATTGGACCTGCATTGAAGGCGATGCCTTCGACATTGTTAAAGAAGTCGTTGAACAGCACGGACCGCTTCACGTTTATCGACTAATTGCACAAAGCCACCGGCCTGGCAAGATAATGATGACTCATCCTCTAGCTGAGCTAGTTGGAGAGTATTGTTTTATTCCGTCTATGCAGCACGCACATGACCTGAATTTTGCATGTGTGCAAGACGAACTTAAGCACTATTTGATTCCAAAGAAAGTTGCAATGACACTCATGTCATATGCAAATCGACAACATGATGAGAGTTACAAATTTCAAGAATTTTCCGCCGTCGCTAGCTCCTTAACTCGAGTCCTACGTATTGGTAATGTTACTTACGGTGAACCTCTTGAAGTCGATGGCGCGCATTGGTGCGACGTCGTCACCTCTCTCTTTCTTTTAGGTGCTTTTGAACGCTTACGCCGCACAACTAACATTAAAGAAACTTTCGACCATCTTAAATCTTGGGCGAATTCCCCAGGCTTTTATAATTTACGGTACTGGTTTTACCGTTTTGTTAACTGGATTGACTCCATTAAGCCTGAACACTTTAAACAAGGCTACCAAGGATATGAAACTGACCGTCGCATATGGAAGTTTCGTATATTTTCACCCCAAGATAAAGTCATCACTAAACACATCGATCTGCGAACAAATCGCTTGATTCAATACGTCAACGAACTCCACCCATTGACCGCCCAACCAAGGCAACATCAACAGAACGATGCTGACAACGCTTTTCTAGCACAACTTGACAACACACCACCAGCCAATCAACCAATGGCAGTGCAACCACCGTTCCCTGAGATCGCCACACCAGCCTTACCAACATTCACTGCAGATTTTTACCACTTGGTTGATGGGCGTC